GATTCCCGTGTTCTGGCCACATGATGGGTTGAAGCATGATACGGGTGGCCCGTGTAAGCAGATCGCACAGCAATACCGCGATCATGGGGTGCATATGTTCCGCGCACATTCTACGCATCCGCCGTCTGATATGGAGAAAGAGGGGACCGGAGGGTTCAGTACTGAAGCAGGGATACAGCGATTGTTGGATCGCATGAGAACAGGTCGGCTGAAAATAGCCGAAAACCTCAATGATTGGTTTGAAGAGTTTCGCATGTACCATCGGAAAGACGGCAAAGTCGTAAAAATTAACGATGACTTGATGAGTGCCACGAGAATTTTAGAAATGATGATCCGGCATTTTGAAGTCATGTCCCCTCCGAAGAGAAGGAGTGGGGTCCAAATGTTCCAGCCTCGTGACCGATCTATGGGTTTATTGGGGTAGATATATGTTGAATTACACATTGGTAGCACGATATAATTTATCTCCACTCAAGGGAGGGTCATAATCATGGGAACATCGGTGTTTACTTTAGGAAGAGGTCGCGTGATGACTGCGACTGTAACGCGCCCAGCCAATACCACTACCTATGCGGCTGGAGATGTCGTGGGATCATCCACGGCAGCGGATAATACTCTGGTACTTACGAGTGTTAACTTGAATGGGAACGGCTTCTCTACGATACAAAAAGCCATTTTGCATTCGAGCGCCTCAGTGTCCACCAAGCCTGATATCGACTTACTGCTCTTTCATACAACATTCACGACGCAGGCGGATAACGCAGCCTTTGCCCCCTCAGACACAGAAATGGGGTACTTGGTGGGTGTGATTAATTTTGCGACAGGCGGATGGACGATTGGCAATGCGACATCTGGGGCTGGCGGAAATGCCGCGTGTGTGGTGAAGGATATTCAATTGCCTGTTACTACGGCATCGGGATCAAAGGGAAATCTATTTGGGATCATGGTGGTACGAAATGCGTATGAGCCTATCTCAGGCGAAATATTCACCTTACGATTGGGGGTCGTAGACTAATGCAGCTATCTACCGAGCGATTATTACAAGTAGCGAAAGGGTTAACAAGTATCATCAATAATGATCGAACGATGTCAGCAGGTGCGCGGTTTAAGTTGGCACGGATGTACCATGTGTTGCAACCTGAATTGCAGTTGATTGATGAACAGCAGAAAGCTATTTGTGATAAGCACGGTGGAACTCCCGCGACTGGGGACAATGGCGGAGTGATGTATACCTTTGAAAATGGTGGACTTGAGGCATACAAGAAAGACTGGAAAGAAGTATCTGAAACCAAAGTTGATGTGAATATTTCCCCCATCCCGTTGTCTGAGTTTGGTGATGAGTGCGATGTGAGCGTAGCTGAAATGACGATGCTGGGAGATGCAATCTCGGAGTAATCAATGGCCAAAGAAGATAAAGAGTTGCCGAAAGGCGTAAAGGATTTTGTTCGGGAGCTAGACGCTGCAGAATCGCGGGACAGTATCCCGGTAGCAGACCTTGAACTCCCGAAAGAAGTCAGGAAATTCATTCGCAGTTATGGCGCTTCAGACGAAGACCGAGAAGCGGCCATGATGCGTTTGGCGAGTGATCTGATTTCTAAACGAAACGAGGCAGTCACGGCGAGAGAAGGAAGCGGGATTGAGCAGTGGTGGTCGTATGCCGAAGAGGCATATAACAGCGTTGATGACGCTAACCGAGACGCCGCTAATGCGGCAGGATGGTATAAGCCTACTGACATGTCCGGGCCACTCACGATGGCTGGCGGAGAAATGGGAGATGATGGCACGATCAAGTCTACGGTGTTTGTGCCACTCACAGCTCGATATGTAGACGCCGCTGCGGCGAAGGTCCATGACATTCTGATTGATGTCGATGATAAACCATTTGGATTAGTTTCGACTCCTATCCCAGATCTCGTCAAAGCCAAAGAAGATACACGAACGGTAGGGTTCCCTGACGGCACTCCGATGACGAAGCCGTCAGAAGAGCAGCCAATTGCCCAAGGACAGCCCACAATGCCTGCTCAGCAGCCGACGTTGGCTCCTGGCGCACCAATACCTCAAGGACAGCCTATGGGTGCCCCTGATGAAATGATGGCTGCTGCTGGCCCTCCTGTTGAGGGAGACGGGCGTGTGGCTGTGACGGTGGCGGATCTTGCCAGAGAAAATATTGATGCAGCCGATAAGGCGGCGAAATCGGCAGAGGATAGAATTTATGACTGGTTGGTGGAGTGTGGTCATGCGGCTGAGATGAGGTCGGTGATCTTTGATGCTGCGCGTCTGGGCGTTGGTGTCTTGAAGGGTCCACACCCTAAGACCAAGCATGACATGGCAGTAGTCAGGTCAGAAGATCCTGAGACAGGTGAAGAAGAGATCACATTAGAAAAGCGGTCAGCGATGGTGCCTATCACTGAGCGCGTCAGTCCATGGGCGGTGTACCCTGACCCGGCGTGTGGAGAGAAAATAGAAAACGGTTCCTATGTGTGGGAGCGGGACTATTATTCTCCGAGCAAGGTCAAGTCTCTGCGTGGGCAACCGGGATTCAGTGATCGTTTAGTCGATATGGTATTAGAGATTGGGGTGGAGGGCATGTCTCCTCAATCTGGGACCAAGCAACCTCACTATGATGACAGCTACGATGAGCGGTACAAGGGACAATATGAAGTGTGGCATTATGTGGGGCCAATTAGAAAATCTGATTATGATTATTTGCATGGGAGAGTCTATAACGACGAACCGTATAGCGATGATAATCCGCTAGAGGAAACGGTCAATGTAGTGGCCACCATGATCGCAGACATTCCGGTGAAGGTCGTCAGAAGTCATTTCGAGGAGTCTGGTCGGTTGCTCTACTATAACTTCCCATGGCGACGGCGCACTGGATTGTGGGCTGGATGCGGTGTGGGTGAGCAGGTCATGACCGCGCAGAAGATTGTGAATGGCGGGACACGGGCGCTGCTTGACAATGCCGGACTCAGTGCAGGTGGACAGATCGTCATGGATCGTGACGCGATTGAGCCTGCAGATCGTTCTGATGTCATTACAGGCATGAAGCTCTGGTACTTAACCAAGGATGCGTTGAACGATGATGTGAAACGCGCCTTTAACGTGTATCAGTTCCCAAACGTCACCAACCAATTAATGCAGGTGATTATGTATGGCCAGCAGCTTGCGGAAGAATCCTCAAGCGTCCCGCTGATTTCTCAGGGGCAGACTGGACCTACCACGCCAGAAACGTATGGAGCCACGCAGCTCCAAAACAGTAACGCCAATCAGCTTCTGAGAAGTATAGGGTTCTCAGCAGATGACTACATTACGCGCCCTTTGATTAAGGCGATGTATGAGTGGCTGTTGCTTGATCCGAATGTCCCTGATTACGAGAAAGGGGATTTTCAGATTCATGCGGCAGGATCATCGGCGTTGGTGGAACGAGCGATTCAAGATCAATTTATTGTGCAGCTTCTTGGGCAGTCAATGAATCCAGCCTTTGGGCTAGATCCTAAAAAGCTGATGACAGAGGTATTGCGAAGTCGCCATCTCCGTCCGTCTTCGGTGCAAATGACGGAAGAACAGCAGATGCGTATTGATGCCATGATGCAACCGCCTCCACCAGAGCCTGATCCGCGCATTCAGGTGGAGCAGATCCGCATGCAGATGAAGCAGATGGAGCTTCAGCTTGAACAGGCTGAGATACAGGCCAAGATGCAGATGAAGCAGCAAGAGCTTGGGTTTAACGTGCAGGCGAAGCAAGCTGATATTGCATTGAAGCAGCAGGCGATGCAGGTGGATTACCAGTCCGATGAGATGGATCGCCAAGTGGCCATGGATACGGCGGTGTTGCAGGCTCAGGTCGAGCTTGAGAAAACAAAGATCGCGGCGTTGAGAGAAGGATCGAACCAAGCCAAGATCAAGCAATCGGCTGAGTTTAGAATCATGAACATGCAGAAACAAATTGAAATGAAACAGATGGACTATGCAAATCGCCACCAAATTTCCATGGACCAAGCCAAGACAAGGCTGGCAGATACGGCGATGCGACTGAAGCAGCAAGAGAGGTTGTCGATGAGGGCGACGGCGGCAAAGAATGGGGCGTCCACCCCTGAGACTTCCGTGCCTCCGACAGAACCCTTGGGGTTGGCAGAAGTTGGCCGATCATATGAACAATGAGGGGTGATTCGAGGCGTGAGGAGTTTGATCTGACTGATGCTGATCGTTCGACGATTACATGGCAGAAACTGTATGACCACTACAAAGCACGCCTCGATACTATGCGTGAGTACAATGACAGAGAGCATGACCCGACCGTGACATCCATGGTGAGGGGTCAGATCAAAGAGATCAAGAGGTTTTTAGATTTTAACGTCCCAGAAGAAGACAAGAGACGGTAATGATGGGAGCTGCCTTAAAAACAAGACAGCGAGAATTAATAGCTCGACGGAAACGCCGAGCGTTGTATCGAGTGCTGCCCCTCGTGTTGGACAGCAATTCTAACGGAGCGACCTTCGGGCCGATCTAGGAGGAGGAGGAATGGCAAACGTGGCAGAGCAAGCTGCTGTAGAAGAACCTAAAGCCGAAAAAGTATCAGCCGAAGAAAAGGCTGCTCGTGACTTAATGGAAGGCTTTTCTGGTGATGTTGTGGTTGAGGAGGTAGCGCCTTCTGAGCCTGAGACTAAACAGAAAGCTGTCCCAGAAGATCCCGTAGCAGAAGACTCGACTGATGAGGTTGACGATGATGATGAGGAGGAGGAGGAAGCAGAGTCTTCCGATGATTCTTCTGAGCCTGAAACCGTCACCGTTACCAAAGACAAGTTCGACAAACTTCTGAAAAGTGTTGAGGTGGCAGAAGCCACGAGTAGACGCGCTCAGGAGGGACTCGAAAAAGCCTTTGGCCATATCGGTAATCAAGGGGAAACGATCAGGCAGATGCAAGCCTTAAATGCGAAATCAGGCCATGGAACGCTCACGGCGGAAGATCTTGCGGAGCTGTCGGAGAACTATCCTGAAATTGCGGAGCCATTACTCAAGGCTTATACAAAAGCCAGAGCGAGGGCGCAGGTGCAGCCTACGCCTCGACCACCAGCACAACCTCCGCAGCAAGCTGGTATAACGAACGACGTTGCCAATGCGATGGTTGAGGAAGCGACGTATCGAGTTGAGTCCAATATGCTGAACAAGAGATATCCTGATTGGCAGGAAAAGGTTCAACTTGGGACGCCATTTCGGAAATGGCTTGAGAAGCAACCGGAAGACTATAGAAAGCAGACGGAAGCGACAACGAGTCCTACCGAATTGATTGAGGCGTTTGATCGCTTTAACAAGCAGGCAGTCGTCAAAGGAAAAAAGAAGGCTTCGAGGGAAGCTAAACTGAAACGTGCTGAAGTCTCCAAGGGAGACAGGCAGTCGACAGCTCGATTAAAGAGCGACCAACAACAGTTGGAGGACGGTTTCTACTCACGGTAGATCCGCACGCCAGCTTTGATAGAAAGGTAAGGTTATGGCCGTACAAACATACTCACTACACGCGGGCCGTATCAATAAGTTTAAGGGTCAAATTTTGGCTCATGCGGTACCCGATGAAGTTCTTTCGCGGCATGGTCGTCAGATGAAAATGCCGCAGCGAACGGGTGACACGTATATCGCACGTCGATATATTCCGTTCAACGCAACAACAACGAACTACAATACGCAGAACCGATTTTTCCAAGATGCTAACGGAGATCGAGGGGCTGCATACGTCGCACTTCATGCGACGGCTGAGGGCGTAACACCGACCCCAGACACCATGACTCCAGTCGATGTACAGGTGGTGGTCAAGGAGTATAGCTGTCTCTATGCATACACCGACAAGACCTATCATTTGTATGAGGATGACATCCCGGCTGAAATGGTCAAACACACTGGTGAGCGTGTGACGCTCGTCAATGAGATGGTTATTTATGGCGCACTCAAAGCTTCCACCAATGCGTGGTTCTCTGGTGGGACGACAATGGGCACGACTGATGAAGGGCTAACGCTCGGATTCATCCGAAACATTTCGTCCAACTTGCAGGCCAATCATGGCAAGATGGTGAACTCTGTCTTGGCTGCTGGCCCGAACTACGGCACCTCCGCTGTGGAGCGTGGGTATTTTGTGTTCGTGCATACGGATGCAGAGCCAGACATTCGTGACCTTCCGGGCTTTATTCCTGCCGCAAAATATGCACAGGGTAAAGCGTTGGATAATGAGTTGGGCACCGTTGAAAGATTTCGTTTTATTACCAGTCCTGACCTTGTGTCTCGGCAGAACGCTGGGGCCGCTGTTGGCGCGACTGGATTGAAATCAACTGGCGGAGCAAACATTGATGTCTATCAATTTGTAGTGGCTGCACAGGATGCGTGGAGCAAAATTGCTGTACGTGGCCTCGACAGTGTTGATCCTACCTTCCTGAAACCGGGACAGAAAAGCAAATCTGATCCGTTGGGACAGAGAGGGTATGTTGGCGCACTGTGGTGGTTCGCCTGTATGGTCGAAAACGATGGGTGGCTCGCTGTAGGTAACTGCGGTTTGAAAGAGCAGACATAAGGAGGGCAGATAAATGGGCATGACAGG